TTTATCACCAATCATGACAACACATCCAGATTAAAAGACAAACTCATTCTTACCTCCTGACTTAAATTTTTTAAAACTCCATGCTGAAGTGTAGAGTCAAACATAATTACTTTTTTGTTTTCTGGTAACAACATTTTAGAAGAAAAATTATCTAATAAATATTTATTTAATTCTCTATCTGTATAAGCTAAAGCTTTACTCTCTAAAAATAAAGCACCTGAATTAGGTTGGACATCAACATAATAAACTCCTGATATGTCACTGCCATGAGTATGAGGCCAATTAATATCATTTGGAAAATTTAAATTTGCCCACAAGTCTTTTAAAATTATTTTTTTATAATTAAATGCTTTTAAATTGTTACAAAAATCATGAGCAGCTTCACTTATGTATTTACATATTGTTTGAAATGATTCGTGCTCATCTAAGTCAAAATTAGATTGCCATCCAAACTGTGAGTTAGAGGCTTGCACAGGTGATAATGGATTGTTCTCATATAATAATGTTACTGCTTTTGCCACCATTTCGTTTTCTTCGTCACTAATGTTTAGGAATTTTTGGCCATAAACATGTGGTCTTAAATCAAATTGTAGTTCCATCTCTGCTTTCGTTTGATGCTAATTCATAATTTAAAGCAACTGTTGTTCTCTCTTTATTGTTAAGGTGTTCAGTTACACCGTGTTGCAAATACCCTCTAAAAATTATTACTGATCCCTCT